AATCATTAATGAGTAAATAATATGGATAAATCTAAATATCATAAAACAAAAGAAGGTAAGACAGCTCGTAAAGGTTTGTATTACAATATTAACAAACGTAAAGAAGCTGGTACATCAAGATCTAAATCTGAATCTACTATATCTAAAAAGTCTTATAAGAGTTTGTTATCAGGATTTAAAAAGTAATCACTTAACAGTATCCATTACATATTGGTATCTGTTCCAGATGATATGATCTGGCTGCCAGAAATGTTCCTTATTCATTTTCATTCTAACATGATGGATCATTGTAGTATGATCCCTGTTACCTAAGATAACTCCTATCTTTGTAAATGGCATAGAGTACTTATCTCTTAGAACATTTATTAATATGGATCGTGCAATTACTGCAGCTTGTATTCTAGTCTTTGCAGTTATATCATTTACATTTACACCTAATTGATTTGCAACGATTGCTAACATCTCTTTAACATTCTCAGGTACAACCACATCATTGATCGTTACATACTTAACAACTTCTTTAACTACTGTTTGTTTGTATCTGTAATTGTTTCTAAAAAATTGTCGTGCCAATTTATATCCAGTTCTAAATCCTGTACGATAAATCTTTCTTTCTCTGTCATCTAAGTTAGCGAAACTATTAAATGAGTATCTTAGTTTAATTTCCTTTTTGAACTCTTTTGGTGTCATGGTAATTATCTACTTTCTGTCTTATGCTAATTGAATTAACTCTTATTGATCTGATCTTAACTTTCATAAACAATCCTGTTTTATCTGGATCAATGGCATGTTCTGCTGTGTCAAATTCTTCTACATAAGTAAAAAAACATTCACACTTTTTTAATCTAACAACTTTCATTATCTCTTTCCCTGTCTTATTTGCTTAGTCATCTTGCAATAGATAGCCAGATCATCATAGCTGTCAGCTTTATATCTCTTGGTGCAACGATATAGTTTAAGTGCCATCATTAAATGTCCCACATCTTCTGGGGTTAGTGCAGTCTTAATCTTATCAAACAATACGATAGAGAATAGCTCTGCAAGTAATGCAAAGTTTTCTTGGTAATCACCATACTGTTCTTGGCGATCCTTTATAATTTTCTTTTGTATCTTTTCTTCAATGTCAATGAAGTCGTCTTTGTGCGTCATACATCCTTTGTTGTTTACTCTACCCCTAGGGACAACGAAAGGGTAGGCATGACTGCCTGATGAAACCCTAGGGATAGAATTAATAATAGTGTTACCTACTATTAGTAGTTACGATTACCAAAAGATTTATTGCTTGTAAACGCCTTCTTTTGAAAGCCTCCAGCTTTAAATCCAGGTTGTTTGTTTTGTGTCGCTTGTGCTTCTTTCTTTGTTAGGATGACAGTGTATCCACCTGTTGGATTACCTTCTATGTCAGTCCCATCAAAAGCTGCGTAATCATACCATTCATTATTGATTGACACATTCATCTTCCAATTTTTTCCCTCAGGAGCTTTTGGAGAATTAGGTGCAACAAATACTGGTTGATTGTCGCCTGGCTTTTTATTTAAGTTAGGAACAAGATTTAAGTATATCTTGCTCTTTGGTTGGTCGTTCATTTATACCTCATTTTGAGTTGTGATCTCATCACGCTTACTATTAAATTTATTTAAAATAGAATCGTAAGTGGATTGATCTTTTATTTTTATCTGATTTAGAAGATCTTTATTAGCACGCCACAGGAAATCTAACTTCGCTGTATGCGGTGCATAATGTACCTTCTTTATCAGTTCATTAATTGTACTTTCATCATATCTAATATTGGCTGATGATGTACCTTTAGTATTCATAGGCTGTACTGGGATCTCAAGATCCTCATACTCTTCCTTTGAAGTTATATCTTCAAGAAGAATACCCATGAATGATAAAGCTCGTGTGATTGCAAATGTTTCAGCTATCTCTAAATAGCCTGGCTTATCTCTGTATTGTTTAGAGTAGCCTGTTGCAATAATATGTTCTGGATCTGATTTAGTTATAATACATTTCATTATAACATAACGATCAGAGTGTTCTTGTATTACACAATTAATACCAAACTCAGTGCCAAATACTTCTCTAAAGTATTTAATCTTTGACCAAGCTGATACTGTTTTCTTACCATGTTGATTTATGTATGTGCCATTGGCTGCACACAAATCATTAACTTGTTTTATTTTTTCTTTCATTGTTTCCTTTATGTTGTTTTATAATTACAAGAGTAAGAGAATACCTCCTTAGACTTGTAGTATGTGCTTGTCTTGTTTCTTGCTGTACTGAACTTGCTTGTGTGTACATAAGTATGCTTATCAAATAAAGCATCACACAAACGAGGATCAATCTTATTTACTTTATATTCGTATGTATTGGCTGTGCCATTCATAAGAATAATTGTAAGTATAATTTTCATTTTATAATAATATAAAGTGTTAAAAAAAATGTAGTGAGTATAAATAATTTTAATAATTGTTTAGTTATAAATATATCTCTCTGTAATTTTTTTCTTTTTAATAATGTTTCATCCACAAATTGTTGTCTAATCTTTTCGTGTTGTTTATGATAATAATTTATATCCATATTTCTACACATTGTCCCAAAGGCTAGCTGCTTTGCGAACATAAATGTCTTGGATGTCCCGCCACATAAAACCAGAAAAATCTGGTGGTGGAACTAGCTTTGCCATTTCATAAGGATTACCTTTGCAAAGATAAACTAAGTTCTGTCTAATCTTAGCTGTGATTAAATCTTGCTGCACTAAGAACTCCATGTACTCAGGTGTAAGCAATTCACAAGTGTCAGGTGTAAAGATGTTATAACTATCTTGATTGACATAAAGTAAGTGAGGAGTTTTCTTTGTTGCATACCAATAGAAAGCACATTGACGTACATGATTAACATCAGGTTGCTTTGGTAAATAACCTTTAACCCAACTAAACCCTGCTTTAGTATCTGACTTTCTTTTTGATCTGTGTTTAGTCTTTAACTCAACTAATTTAGTTCCACTCATTTGTTCGTAATCTATTCTGCCAATCTTTGCTAAGACAATATCTTTAAACTTATGTGTGCAATATCTTTCACTTGCTAAATCATCTCCAAGTTTTAAATCTGTTAATGCGTTGCAAGTTATCTTAATCATATCCACTAAATAATTTTTAGTATCTTGATGTTGCTCTTTATCCATTTCATTGTGTGCCTGGTATTTATCATACTCAGCTAATTCTTCTTTGATGATAGTATCTAAATCTTTTTTCTCAATGAGCATTTTCTTTTCTGCTTCATACATATATTTAGAAACATATCTTTGCGAAGCTCTACCAATGGATACACCAGCAGTCATACGATAACTGATGTTCATTAATCTTCTATCCTCTTGTGTGAAGTGGCAATATCTTACGATCCAATCTGAATTAGATAATGATTCTTGTGAGGGTGAGCTGTGATCCAAACCTAGCTTAGCATAGTAGGATAGGCAAATATCTTCGTCAATATTTTTTATAGATGTGGTACTATTATTCTTTGTTAAATCAATAACCATAAAAACCTTTCATTGTTTATTAACTAATATCAAATTGGTTATTCATGTCAAATACTAATTGACAGATATACCCAAATTGTTTATCCACAGTTAAGCGAAAGGATAAACATGAAAACTAAACTACAAAAACAATTAAGTAAACTACTAGCAGCATACCATAAAAAATGGGACTGTTTCGGAAAGGAAAGAAATGACACTGCAAGAGTACAAAGAAAAAAATAAACTAACAAATAAAGATCTAGCAAAGATCATAGGATTGTCAGGTAAGAATCCTATTGTATCTGTGATTAGATATTTAAAATCAGAACGACTACCACATCCTAGATTTATGAAAGTAATAACTAGAAAGACTGGCGTAACTCCAAATGATTTTTACGAGGCTTGGTATGACAAGAACAATATTTGATTATCCTAAAGTCATAGTTGTTTGGCAAGATATAAATAGCTGTGATGATGCTTGGAATACTGAGGAACAATTAAAAGAATTAAAACCTGCTATGTGTAATACCATAGGTTATCTTTATGAGGATAATGCAAACTATATAAAAATGTTTGCAACCTATTCCATGAATGATGATGACACCATTGATGTTGGCGATGCGATTGTAATACCAAGAGGAGTAATAATTAAAATGGAAAAACTAGAAAGCTAATATGCAAGACAGAAAACAAAGAGGAAGTAATGATCTTGAAGTTATAATCCACGATCTAAAAAAAGAAATAGATAGATTAAACGAAGAGATACAAATTCTAAACTTACAATTAAAAAAAGAAAGAGAAAAGCACCAAGATAATTATGATGAGTTGGATTATTAATATGAAATATAAATTAAAAAAAGAAAGGGAAAAAAAATAATGTATCTAAATGCCAACATACCATTAATAGAATGCTATGTAAGAGGAAACTATCTAAGGGATCAACAAGACTCACACGATAAATACTTTTGGTGTGTAGTGTTTGGAGTAACAAGCATACCTAAACAAGTTCCTCTATTTAATTTTGTTATGGAAGATGGTGGTATATGGTGGCGTTCACCTATCTCAGCATTTTGCCAAGACGAAGGTGTACCTGAACAACCATTATCAGATTTATGTTTATGGGATTCTTTTAGTTATAATATTTCAGTAACAACATTTCATCAGTTAGCAGGATCTAAAGTAAAGTTCTTGCAACGAAATAAAACTCCGCAGCTAGGTAGATATTTATTTACATTAGATTGGTCTGAGGGTGATTTTAATGAATTGGATTTTGGTTATGCTTCTAAACCAGATCAACACAAGTGTGGACATGTTATAGAAATGGATAATGGAAATTTTAGTATTCAACCTAACAATCGTCTTAGAGTGTTTGACAGTAATATGGGTGTGGATTGGAGTAAGCCACCTTTAATTAATAGATTAGTTAATACTAAAGTTTGGAGTGTTGAAGATCAACCTAAGTGGACAACAACAGAAACAGAAGTTGGTCAGTATAACTATGAGTATAAAGATACAGAAGAAAAATAGTGGCTAAGGATATTTATTTTAATCAAGCTAGGGTTAATTGGTACAATGAGTGGCACAGGTATGTACAAGACGATAGCAAGTTTAGAATGATTGATATTGATAGCTATGAATACTGCTCTAAATGTAAAAATGGTATTGCTATTATTGAAACAACCTACGATGTAGGTAAATATAACAAAATTGCCTATATAACTGCTGATATTGGCACTAAATTAGGCATACCTGCTTATATAGTTTA